AAAATGGGATTTTCTGTGGGTGTAGCGAGGAGCTTCGTGCACGTCGACGATAGGAAAACTACCCCCGTCCTGTGGACCTACGCATAAAATAAGTCACCATCCTGGTTGACGGTGTCAGCCATCAGGTATACGCTGTGTCTGTCCAATTAAGGAGGGGCACACAATGTATATCATCATTAACTACCCATACGGCGAGGATCTGACTGCGATCGAAGGCGCGGAAGTTATCGAGTGGATCGATGACAATACCGTGGCTTTAGATGTCGATTTCGAAGACCTCGACGTCCGCTATCGCTCAGATAAGAGCGTCGAACACCACGAAGCCGAGGGAGCTGTATTTCTCGAAACCGTGTTTTCCGTAGACCTACATCACTGCAAATTCGGCTGTCATCACGTTCTAAACGAGGATGCAATCGAGAGTCATATCCTGGATATGGAGGAAGCAGCATGATGGACGCAATGAAAGCCATACAAGAGGAGCTTGCACTGAGCATTCTGCTGCACGCATCCAGGCATAACGACTACAAGCAGAAGGCGTACATGGATTTTATCCAGTCGTCATCGCGCGAGTGGTTGGCTGGCTTTGCTGACTGCGAGCGAGGCGAATACAAGGGCGAGACAGCTGCGTACAGCTCTGGCTATTGGAATTGCCATCACTATCTCGAGTCGGCGTCATACATCGAAGGGGAGCACCTGACCTATGAGTAAATTCAGCGAGCTGTCAAAAATCGATGTCGGCGAGTTCATCGAGAAAAAGGGCAATCTGTCCTACATCAGCTGGGCGTCAGCCTGGCAGATGCTTTGTGAGCAGTGTCCAGACGCAACCTATGAGCATCACGAGCCTGTGACCTTTGCTAATGGCGAGGTCATGGTGTCGTGCACTGTCACAGTCGATGGCGTGTCGCATAGGATGCACTTGCCTGTCTTAGATCACAGGAACAAGCCGATCCAAAACCCGAGCGTGTTTCAGCTCAATACGTCCATGCAGCGCTGCTTCGCCAAAGCGATTAGTATGCACGGCCTGGGCTTATACATTTACCGTGGCGAGGATTTGCCGCCCACATCGCCCTATGACGAGGCCATCAAGGCCATGGCGGATTCGGTTAAGTTTCACCAGTACATCAACGGCCTCAGCGAGGAGGAGCAAAACGAGGCATTCAACGGCGCCCCATCGGGCGAAAAAACAGCCTTTAAGGCTGCATGGCGCGACCTGCTGAAAGAGGCTGAGGAGCTTTTTGAGGGCCAGGTCGACTACATACGAACCGCCATCGAACAAGAAGATGGCAGCAAGCTCGCAGAGGCATGGGCCGAGTGCACCGATTACGAGAAATCGATCATTCGCAACCGACTGTCCGCTGATGAGCGCAAGCAAGCAAAACAACTACTAGGAGCGTAAACATGGAAAACACATACAAGCCACCAGTGAACAAAGGCAACCTGCACCGCAATCAGTTCAAGGAGAAAGATAACCAGCCCGATTATCGTGGTTCGATTAATGTTTGTGGCGAGGTCGCCGAGCTGGGCGGCTGGATCAACACAAACAAGAACGGCGCCAAGTACGTGGGGCTGGAAATAACGCCGCCAGAGGGGTATGTTTTTCAGCTCGTGCCCGAAAACCTAGAGACGCCCCCATCACAGGGACCAGGCGGACCAAGGCCAGGCGATTCATCACTTGACGAGGATATGCCGTTTTGACGATTAGCAAGCCGATCTACGATACGGGTCGGGCACTGCGAACGCTGCAGGATGACCTGGGAATGAGCAGCTCAGATATTGCTCGATTCCTGGGTGTTTCACGCCAGGCGGTGCATAAATGGAGATGCGGGGAGTCGATGAAATTCGTCACAGCTGTCCGCATTTGTGAAGCGCTGGGGGTCTCAATCGAGGAGTTCGAGAAAGCCAGCAAATAAAAAAAGGGGCCTATAAGGCCCCAGGGGTGCGGCGCGGTAACGTCGCTAGGAGGGTACAACATGGATCTCGGAGAGTTCCTTGATCGACTCCCATCATACCGCAAAAGCGGCAAGGGGAGCTACATGGCGCAATGTCCAGCACATGACGACAGATCGCCATCTTTACGCATTACAGAGGGCAACGACGGGAGAATCCTGATCTATTGCTACGCTGGGTGCTCAGTTTTTGAGGTCTGCGATGCCGTACACGTAGACGTTTCTGACCTATTTCCGCCAACCGATAGAAATTTCCCGCCCATGCGTAGCACTAAGGGCGATGATTTGGATGATTATGTCGTCGAGATCTACGAGGCGCACGTCGAGCAGGGCAGCAAGATCAAAGCGGCTGACAAGGAGCGTTACCGTCAAGCGTTAATTAGGGGAGGCAGGCGAAACGGGTTTGTCGATAAGCTATTGAAGGAGACCTCTTGAGTATTGCCGCTATTAATTGGGCGCTTAATGTCGTGATCGATGTGACTTCAACGCAGAAGGCGGTTTTAATCGCCCTGGCTGATAGAGCTGACGAGGATGGCTACTGCTACCCTTCGTATGACGATATCACCAGGCGGTCATGTGTAAGCCGTAAAACGCTTATCACAGCCCTAAAGGTGCTAGAAGAAAAGGAGCTTATCACTCGACATCGGCGCTATTCACAGTCGACCATCTATAGGGTCAATATTACACCTATCGATAGGAGTAAAATGACACCTATGGATAGGTGTAAAACTACACCTATGGATAGGAGTAAAATTACACCTCTAACCACCAATGAATCATCAATTATTAACCATAAGGAATTTGATGAGTTTTGGGCTGGTTATCCACGCAAGACAAACAAGGCAAAAGCCAAGACTGCATTTGATCGACTAACCCAAAAAGACCGAAAAGCTGCTACGCAGGCACTGGCCATTTATCCATGGTCTACTGAGCAGCGGTACATACCTCACGCATCGACTTGGATACATGGACGGCGATGGGAGGATGAATTCGAGTCAAACGAAACAATAAGAGAGCTAGAAATATGAGAGTTATCGAAAAGAGGGATTTCACGGACAAGGAGCTGCAGGAAGTTTTCGCCATGAGCGAGGCGGCTGACGTAGTAAAGATCGAGCACTTCGAGAAGGCGTTTTTTGATAGGGTGCAAACTGACCCCGTCACCTACGGCTACCCGCTCCCCTGGATAGATACGCACGACAAAGTCAGACTGCGAACGGGCGAGGTCAGTGTCTGGTGCGGGATTAACGGACACAAGAAAAGCACCATCGCATCGTTTGTACTGACGCACCTGGCGCAGCACGTGAAGGTCGGCCTGGCATCGTTTGAGATGAAGATGAGCGACACGGCCTTTATGATGTGCAAGCAGGCAGCAGCAGCCGACCAGCCGCCCATGGGATTCGCCGAGGATTTCTTCAAGTGGGCAGGGGAGCGCGTCTACTGGTACAGGGCCCTGGGCGGTGTCGAGCCTCTCGAGGTGCTGGGCTGCATCATTGCCATGGCCGATCGAGGAGTAAAGGTTGTCTTAGTTGATAACCTTCAATTCTGCGGCGTTACCGATGACACAGAGCGCGAGCGCTTATTCATGAATCAGCTGCTGGGTATTGCAGAGGCTAAGGATGTGCATATCTGCCTGGTCCATCACGTCAGAAAGCCGCAGACGGGTGGTGACGAGTACGTGCCAACACGGTTTGACGTGCGCGGAGGCGCTACAATTGTCGATCAAGCACACTTATTGTTCATAGTTTGGCATAATAAACGGCGACAAAAGATTAAGCAGTTCCAGAGCATGGGCGAGAAGCTCAACGACAAGGAGCAATTGATTTTGGCAGAGCCTGATTTAAAGCTGATAGTGGCCAAGCAGCGAAATGGGCCCTATGAGGGTCACATCAATTTGTGGGAAGGCAAGGGCCTGACGTTTAAAAAGGCCGAAAGCCATCGATCGATGCACATCGAGTTACCACGCACATGAGTCAATTCTGGCTCATTAAAGACAGGCAGCAGATCAAGGAGCGTGTCGCTTTCTTTCAGCGCTGGCTAGAAAATGAGTGGGACTTCACCAAGCCAGTAGCCTGGGAGGCTAAGCCATACCAAAACAAACGATCATTAAATCAAAACGCACTTTCGCACGTCTGGTATCGCGAGATGGCCGAGCACTTTACGGCCAAGGGGTACGAGATAAACGAAAACGACATGAAAGATCTCTGCAAGCACAAATTCCTAGGAACTGAAGATCGAGTAATCCACAACACGGTGATCCCTGGGCAACTAAGGAGCACTAAGGCGCTCAAAACTGGCGAAATGATGGACTATCTCGATCAGGTTTGGGCATGGGCAGCAGATCACGGCATTACGCTAAAAATCCCTGCTGATTCCGAATACATGAAGCTCAAGGGGGGAACATGAGTGGATTAATGCGGTTTTGTACCACAGAAAGGCAGCGCAAAGTCATAGAATTACACGAGCAAGGCCTAGGTTATACCAGGATTTCCCAGGAGCTTGGGGGCTCCAAGTGGACCATCCGAGACGTGGTGAAAACCATTATGGCCAGGGCAGCAGCGCAGGGTTACGCCCCCGCGCATGACATGGTCCACACGGTCCCCCATGGGTTTAACGTCAAAGGCGTGTCAACGTACTACGACTCGGACGGGAAGCCTAGTGGTCAATGGGTGAAATCCATGGCCGATAAGGAGGTCCAGTTCCAGGCAATGATCGAGCGCATCGAGCTGGCCTGTGAGGGCATCAAGCCATGGAAGCCAATAAAGCAGCCTGCAAAGGTCGAGCGAGATCTTTTGACCCTGATGGTCATCACGGATTTTCACCTGGGCGCTTACTGCTGGGGACAGGAAACCAGCGAGGACTACGACACCAATATGGCGCGGGATTTGTTTTTGTCTAGCATCAAAGAGATGATCGACAGTACGCCCAAAAGCAAGATCGGGATGCTTTGTAATCTGGGTGATTTTTTGCACTGGGACGGTCTAGATCAATTAACGCCGTCTGGCAAAAATTTGCTCGAGGGTGACTCAAGATATTCACGCATAGTCGACATCGCTATGACGGTCATGGACGAGGCTGTCCGCATGATGCTCAAGAAATACGAGAAGGTCGTTTTTGTGTGTGCTGAAGGAAATCACGATCTTGCTGGGTCTATCTGGCTACGCAAGTTTATCCGCAAGCTATACGCAAATGAGCCAAGGCTCGAGGTCATCGACAACGACTTCCCGTATTACGCGTATCGACATGGCGAGACGATGCTTTGCTTCCACCACGGACATAAAGCAAAGATGGGCAGCTTGCCCAAGGTGTTTGCAAGCGAGCCACGATTTCGAGAGGACTGGGGAAAGTCTAAGATCGCCTATATACACTCGGGCCATTATCACCATGAGAGGCTGCTGGAAGACGCTGGCGCGATTACAGAGCAGCATCCGACTCTCGCTTCTAGAGACTCATACGCGACCCGCCTGGGCCTGATGTCGCAGCGTGGCGCTAAGGTTATTACCTACGATGCAGCTGATGGAGAGGTCGCCCGAATCACGGTAAGGCCGAAATCGTGATACTCGCAGCGCACCTGGAGAATGATTCGATCATATTCCTTCTTGCGTCGACGATATACGCGGTCATACCGCACCCAGAAGCGCCAGACGAGTCGAGCCTGGTGATATGTAAAGCATTCCCGCAAGGGATACGGGTCGCAGTCAATGCGACGGAGTTTGGCATGGAGTGGCTCCTGGTGCTTAACAGTGAGCCCAATTTTGAGGTGTTGAATGATGGAGCAGCCCCCAGTGGTCAAATGCACTGAGTGCTATAAAACGATGAAGCCCGTCTGGGTCAATGGATTGCTCGATGGATGGGCGTGCGACTGCACAAACACGGAGAAGGCTATTCTCAGAGAGCGACGGTACAGGGAGGATGATTATGTCGATCAAAAGAGACTCAGCTGATATCTGGTTCAGTAAGTGTGTAAGGGCTCGAGATCAGCACTGTATGGTCTGCGGCAAGCAAGAGGGTCTTGACTGCTGCCACATATACGGCAGACGCAACAAGGCCGTGAGATGGTCCATGGATAACGCGATAACCATGTGCCGCTATCATCATCGCGAGATGGGAGAGTCGCCTGCTCGTTTCATGATGTTTCTTGATGGCCTGTATGGTCCTGGACACCTGGAAATTCTCAGAGAGAAGTCGAACGGGATATTTAAGACGACCAGGGAGCTGCGCCTAGAGATAGCCAAGTTCTACCGAGAGCAGTATCGACAATGGGAATCAGACCCCGATGGCTTTAACTGGATTTCATACAATTAGTGACAAAAGTGACGAAAATATAATAAATGTCACCAGAATGGTTGACGCCTATATGGGGTTTTGAGATGATTCTCTTGTCGGCGGGGGACACCGCCATCAACCAAAAGGAAGCAAGACATGAACTACACAGCAATCAAATCCGAAGCTCAGTACGTTGCTCAGATGTTTATCAAAGAGATTAACCATCTAAAAATGGACGGCCTGTGGAATAGCTGGAACGCCGATAGCTTGAACATTCGCCAAACAAGGGATATCTGCGATCACAAAATGGTCAACGGCGCATCGGCTTACAAGTTCCTCGCTGCAATTAAGGCTGCAAGCGTTAGCGACTTTATAGACCCAGACGATAAGCGCAAAGCAGAGCGCCTTCTAGAGGATGCTGATATCGAAATTTCATCTCAGCCTGTTCAGCCTCGTGATCTCGATGATCATGTCACACTGGCCGCGCAGCTCGTTTTCCACTACATGGTAATCGACGAGCAGATCAAAGAAGACGTGGCCGCATAAGCGGCCCTTTACCTGGAGGGTAAGTCATGAATAACCGCGTAACCAAAATCGACACCAGCAAGAAGGACGTGATGGATCGTATCTGTCGCTCCGCCCTGGTCAACTGCACCAATGCCGAGTGGATCTATGTTATCGATAAGGCGCAAGAGGCTGGCGTTTTGCCCGAGGAGCTGTATCTCAAAGATGTGGCCGACTTTAACGAGCGAGCCAGCAAGTTCAGCGGCACTGTTAAGGCGTTCATCGCTAAGGAGGCGCGATCATGAGCCGCGCACCATCAAACATCGTGCTCGAGGCATTCCTGGCAAAGCCTGATCTGTATCTGACGCAATCAGAGATTCGAGCAATAGTCGTCGAGGTGCTGAAGTCTCGATATATCCTGGAAACGCAGTATAGGACAATGGAGGCCCTTCTTGAGGATAGAGCAGGTTTCCGTCAGCTGCGCCACTTAGTGGGAGAAAATATATGATCGCCCTCAACGAAAAGATCGCTTACGGTGGCGCTGTGTTTGTTGTTTTGTTGCTGGTCGGTATAGCAGGCAGCATGGACATGGAGGACGAGATTGCAGAGCAGCAGTTCTACTGCGACCAGGTTCTCGGAGGTCACTGGCCTGACTATAAAGAGATTGCCGATGAGGTCTGCGATGCTTCGTGAGACGAAACAAGATCTCATTAATGAGGCCATGGTCCTGGATCACTTTGCGAATAAGTACGGGGCCAAGTGGACAAAGCTAGGAAACGGCGCCAAGTATCGCATCGATGCTGCCTATCAGCGAGATGGTAAAGTGGTGGCGTGGGCTGAGGTTAAGGTCTACAAAACCAAATCGCCTTTCCTCGGCGTCAATGTCCCAAAGATGATCGAAGGCTGTCAGCTGGCTCTATTCACGGGCAAGCCGTTTTTTCTGCTCTTTCATCACAATCAGCGATTCGGTATGGTCAAGATCTCTGACGGCGAGCAAGTTCTCTCTAGCCCGAAACTACGCATAGCAGGAGGAACGCCGCCAGGGCGAAAGCCTCTCGGTGACGACATAGAGCCTATGTTCAAATACAGTGAGCTTGATATCAAATGGGGGTGATTATGGAAGGTGATATTGAATGGCTCGAGGAGGAGTGGGAGATCGCGCTCCAGGCGGCTCATACAATGACCAGGCGATGGAAGGAAGACGCTGCGATACTGTATGACTTCAGCGTGGTAAAGCTGTCCGAGAATGAGGAGCCGCCACTAGAGATAGTGCGGTATTCCAACTACCTGGATAGATTGACGAGGGTAAGATCATGATGGAGTACCCGTTCGACTGTCCCGCTTGTGATCGAAGGTATTGGAGTGAGGAGTCTATTGTCGAGGATGATCGCTTTGATGATAGTGTCTGCTGGCAATGCGCTGAGGAGGCAGACGACTCGTAATGTTTAAGGTTAGGCGAGGTTTTATTCCTTTTGGCTTCGCCTATTTTGACCCCAAGGTTCGTGGCAGGCCCTGGGGTCTTTTTTTATGTACAATAGAGCTATGGAACAGATCGTAACACTGCTATGGAGCCCAGTGGCTCCTGGTGAGATGCCTCGCGAGCCTGGCCTGTATTTGGTGGCGTTTTCTGACGGTACTGTCGAAACCTACCCAATGGAGCCAGGGGAGATCGCTGTCGGCGTGATTCGGTCTGGTAATGAAAGAGGCGAATATTGGGCGCTAAATATCGGACATCCCGACAATGGCTAAGACAGCAGCACAAAAGAACAGAGCTATAAGACAGAGCGAGCTGCGCGACTATTTATCGAGCAGAGGCTCAGTTACATACATACTTGATAACATTGAGAAAATAGAGCATCTGGATACGGCCTCAGAGACGTTTGATAAAGAGCTGACAAAACGCAAGGTCGCCAACGAGCAGCGCCTACGTTTACTCAACAAGTATCTGCCTGATATGAAGGAAGAGCACATCATTAACGATCAAGCAGCTCCCATCGTGGTCAACATAGTTAAGCCTGATGGCGTCGATTGAGCCGACGGTTCCCCAGTATAAATACATGATGACGGGGGCAAGGTTCCCCGCTTTTGTTGCTGGGTTCGGAGCAGGTAAGACAGAGGCAGCAATCTTGCGCTGTATAACGGGCCTTCTGGCTAATCCTGGCGTGAATCGCGGATTCTATGAGCCTACCTATGACCTGATACGAATGATCGCCTGGCCGCGCTTTGAGCAGATCCTCACAGAGCTAGAGATTCCGTATAGGCTGCAAAAGACGCCTCTCAATCAGATCGACGTCCAAGGCTATGGCACTGTCATGTTTCGATCGATGGAGAATCCCAACCGTATAGTCGGATATGAGCACGCAGACGCCGATATCGATGAGCTGGATACACTGAAGCGAGATGACGCTGCTCACGTATGGCGCCAGGTCATGGCAAGAAACCGCCAGAAGAAGAATGGCTTTAATACGATTGGAGTGACGACAACGCCTGAGGGGTTTAAGTTCGTATACGAGCAATGGCGAAAAGAGGCCAAGCCAGGCTATGAGATCATCCAGGCGCCAACCAAAAGCAATCCACATTTGCCTGACGGTTATATCGAGTCATTACAAAGCGCCTACCCTGAGCATCTCTTGCAGGCGTACCTTGAGGGTCGGTTTGTCAATCTCACGTCAGGAACGGTATATACAAGCTACAACCGTCATGCTTGCTCGAGTGACGAGGAGATCAGAGAAGGCGAGCCGCTATTCATTGGCTGCGACTTTAACGTCACCAAGCAGGCAGCGACCGTATACGTTCAACGCGACGGTGGCCGTACCTGGCACGCTGTCGACGAGCTGGTCAATATGTATGACACGCCTGAGATGGTTAAGATCATTCAGAGTCGTTACAGCGAGAACCAGGTGTATATCTATCCTGACGCAAGTGGTAAGAGCCGCAAGACGGTCGACGCTTCCAAGTCGGATATCGCGCTACTCGAGCAGGCTGGCCTATGGGTTCGCGTCAACAAGCGAAACCCTATGGTCAAGGATCGCATCATGGCGATGAATGCAGCGCTGGAGTCTGGCAGGGTAAAGGTCAACGCATCCAAGTGCCCAGTGACAGCTGAGTGCCTGGAGCAGCAGGTGTACAAGAATGGCGAGCCTGACAAATCAAACGGGCGGGATCACCAGAACGACGCGACGACCTACCCGATCGCGTATGAGATGCCAATCGTAAAGCCAGTGGCTCATGTGCCCATCAGATTCACCCTATGATAAAATCACGATTCACATTATTAGGTGACGCCAATGTCGGTCAGTAATAAGCACCCAAACTATGAGCTGTATAAGCCTTCGTGGACTAAGACGCGAGACGCTGTGAGAGGCTCCGTGGCGGTTAAAGAGAAACGCCATACCTACCTACCCGTACCAGACGCAGAGAGCAATGACGACGCTTTAGGGGCTCAGTCAGTTCGATATCGTCAGTATTTAAAGCGAGCACTGTTTACCAACTTCACGGGACGTACAAAAAACGCCCTGGTCGGTGCTGCATTCCGAAAGGAGCCCAAGATTGAGGTTCCGCCTGGATTGGAGTATTTGATCGATGACGCGAGTGGTGACGGCCTAGGCATAGAGCAGCTGGCAAAGGATGAGCTGTCAAACCTGCTCGAGTGCGGCAGGGCGTTCCTTTTGGTCGACTATCCGCAGGCTGATGGTGACCTATCGCTTGAGGACATTGCTCGCCTGGATCTAAAAGCGTCCGTTATTCCGTACACCGCAGAGCAGGTGATCAACTGGTGCACCGATACGATGGCAGGCCGCAAGGTGCTGACTATGGTCGTCCTGGCTGAGGATTACCGATCGGGCGATGACGAGTTCGGTCATGACATGGAGGTGCAATACCGAGTACTTAGGCTGCGAGAGGATGGCTATACACAGCAGGTCTATCGCGACGAGATGCCGTACAGCGATGAGATCTACCCAAGACGGTCAGACGGCAGCACCTGGGACCGCATCCCTGGCATATTTGTGGGTAGCAAGAACAACGACTCGACAATTGATGATGCGCCGCTGTCAGATATCGCTGACGTTAATATCGCGCACTATCGCAACTCAGCCGACTACGAGGAGAGCTGCTTCATCACAGGGCAGCCCACGCTGTTTATTACGCACAGCCTCAATGCTGACGAGTTCTTCGAGGCTAATCCCGAGGGCATCAAGCTGGGATCTCGTGCTGGTCACATTCTGGGGGAGACAGGCGGCGCCACTCTGCTGCAGCCACAAGCTAATCAGCTCGTTATGGAAGCGATGCGAGCCAAAGAGCAGGCCATGGTCGCAATCGGTGCACGTATCATCACCGATCGAGGCAGCAATGAGACAGCAGAGGGCGCCAGGATACGATTTGCATCGGAGAACAGCGTCCTGGGCGACATCGTGGGCAACCTATCTGCCGCACTGCAGCAATGTGTCCGATGGTGCGCTGAGTTCATGGGAACGCCTGACGAGGTGGTCATCGAGATCAATCGCGAGTTCTATGACAAGTCGGTCGATCCGCAGCTCATTATGTCGATGGTCACGCTCATGGATAGGCAGATAATCAGCGACCAGGACATCTTTAATCGCTTGAAGGCTGCAGGCATTATCGATGGCACTCGATCCCTGGAAGACGTCAAAGAGGAGCTGGGCGACCTTCCCCCAGTTCTTAGCTGATGGCGAAAGATCCGCGACTCGAAAGATATGGGCTGTCAGGCTTTAACAAGCCAAAGCGCACGCCAAAGCACGCCACCAAGTCTCACGTCGTCCTGGCTAAAGAGGGCGATAAAGTCAAACTGATCCGATATGGGCAGCAAGGCGTCTCGGGATCACCTAAGCGTGAAGGCGAGAGCAAGTCTGCAGCTGCCAGGCGCAAGTCATTCAAGGCGCGTCACGCAAAGAACATCGCAAAGGGTAAGATGTCAGCGGCCTACTGGGCCAACAAATCCAAATGGTGAGGTGAGATATGCCGAATGTAGCGGGAAAGAAGTATCCATATACAGCTGAGGGCAAGAAGAAAGCCGCAGCAGCCAAGAAGAAGATGAAGGCGAAGGCCAAGCCGCGTGTCGGCAAACGATGAGATCCTCAATGCTTTAACCAGGCATCAGATATTCGTTCTGCGGTATGCCCGTGGACGAGAAGAACGAGCCTCGGAGTTTATATCCGATCTACTGATGAGCGTTATCGAGCGGCTTGATCAGCCAGGACTCACGAGCTTCAGTCGGCAGCGAATACTGCAGCAAGGAGGCGACCTGTATCAGTATATGCTTGCCGAGCAGGGCTCATATCGCGATGAGCTGCTCGAGGCCCTTCTGGATTTTGGCGAGTATGAGGCTGAGTTCAATGCGGGCGTGATCGGTCAGCTAGGCGTCACAGCAGCAATCCCTACGCCAGGCCAGATCTATACGGCAATGAATACGAGCCTGATTAATATACCAGGCTCCCCTGGCTACTCTATGATCAGGATGCTAGACGAGTTCGACCGCCATACAAAAAATCAAATAGAAGTTCAGATTAGAGAGGCGGCTGTATTTGGTTACACTAACCAAGAGCTGGCCAAGCGCGTAGGTGATCTCGAGCCATTGCTGGGGCGCAGAGCGGCGACAGTAGCCAGGACAGCGACCAATCACGTATCGAATCAGACTCGCACGCTATCAATGCAAGAGAATGATGACGTGATCCAGGGGTATGAGTGGGTCGCGACGTTAGACGCCAGGACAAGCCTAGTTTGTATGTCCAGGGACGGCGTCATTTATCGAGACTTCGACAAAGACCCCAAGCCACCCGCGCACTTCAATTGCCGATCAACCATCACGATGGTGGTAAATCCAGAATATGACGTCGGGCCAGAGGGAGGCACTAGGCCGTCCGTGGGAGCCGATGGAGTCAGCCCTGTATCAGCATCGACAACATACTCAAAGTGGCTTAAAACGCAGCCACAGAGCTTCCAGGATAAAGTTCTCGGGCCAGGAAGGGCCAAGTTATTTAGGGAGGGCAATATAACCCTGGATAAGTTTGTCGACGAGCAAGGGAGACCTATATCTCTTGATCAGCTGCGTGGCGTCGATAAGCAATTCGCGCCGATGATGCAGCAGCAGGCGACTTTTAGCGCCGATCCTGACGAGCTTACATTTACGACGCCAGCCAAGCCGCTAGGCGATATTAATCCTAGGCGTATGGAGGAGATACAACTCTTATCTGCTGCCAAAGCAAAATCGAGGCTCGAAGCATGGGCTAAGAACAACGCCCAGGACGAGAGACACTGGGGATATTCGAGATTTTATGGGCGCACCCAGGGCGCTAAATTCGATCAACTTGGATTGTTTGATGACGATACCCTGGTCGCGCTTGAGGCGTGCCTTGATGACATGGATCGGCTTTGCGATGCCTTCAACGTGCCGAGACTGCAGGGGTTTGTGAAAACGGGAGGTCGCGCAAACGCCGACATGGGCGATGCGATCATGGGCATCAATCCAAATACTATGGGTGCTCGGGTTAAAGGACTCACAAATGGAGAGCGTCGAAACAGGGATCAGTCGAAATTGAGCGCCTGGACAAACGAGGGTGGGACGTACTGGTTTCGAGGTCGACCCTGGTCGGCAAGAAGTTACCAGGACAACGATTTTGATCAGTTCAGATCGACCATATTTCACGAGCTGGGCCACCACATACACCAAATGTATGGCGCAAAGATGGACGTTAAGTATGGCCGTCGTGTTTTGCCGCCCGTAGAAAAGCTGTTTCGTAGCGGTAAATACTCCGCTAAAAAGCGGAAGTCATCGTCAGAGTATGGCGATACAAATTACGAGGAGTGGTTTGCGGAAAACTTCTCGCTGTATTTCCTAGGGCGAAAGGATAAGGCTGATCAACTTTTTATCGACTTAATAGAGAAACTCCTGGAGGGAGCGTATGGATAGAGCTGACGCCTGGATGGCGATCACCAAAATCACGAACAAGCGCAATGTGACCAAGGCAGATATCGCCGAAGTCAGGCGCTTGATGGCGTTTTTGCCTGATGAGCAGCAGGCAGATCTAGAGGAGTCTTTATTCCTCATCGAGAAAGCAAAGTAACGCGGCAGAGCCGCACAAACCACCAGAGGTGAATTATGGAAATTGAAGGTATCGAACTAAACGAGGAGCAGAAAGCGGCAATTGAAGCGCAGCTGCAGAGCATGGTTGAGCAGCAGGTGTCTGGCTTAAAGAGCAAGAATGACCAGCTGTTAGCCGAGAAAAAGGCCAAGCAGCGCGAAGCTGAAGAGGCTCAAGAGTTAGCCAGGCAACAGGCTGAAGAAAAGGCAAAGGCCGAAAACGACTATAAACAGCTGTTTGAGGCACAAAAGTCTGAGGCTGATAGATACCGCCAGGAAATGGAGAAAATGCAGCAGGAGCGCATACAGGCGCGCATTGACGCAGAATCTGGTAAACTTGCAAGTGGATTGACCAAGGACGTGGCAAAAGCCTCGCTCTTGCAGCAACAGATAAGCCAGAGGCTTGCGTTTGTTGATGGGGAGATCCGAGTGACGGACGATAGCGGTCAATTGACCGTGTCCACACTTAGTGACCTGACAAGCAGCATCAAAGAGCGTTTACCGTTCTTAGTTGATGGGAGTCAGGCAGCTGGCGGCGGCGCCGCACGTTCAGAAGGCAGGGCCCAAGAACGATCAAGTGAAGTAAGCAGGGCCGACTTTGAGGCAATGGGGCATCAGCAACGAGCTGAGTTTTTTGCGTCAGGCGGTCAACTTTTCGATGATTAAGGAGGCCGACAATGGCTAACGTACTTACAGACCTAGCAGCCGACATCTACAAAGCTGCTGATGTCGTGGGCAGGGAGCTAGTCGGCTTCATCCCCGCGTCAACTATCAATGCAAACGGCTCAGAGCGAGCAGCGAAGGGCGACGTCGTTCGTGCTTCATTCACTCGCGCTGCAACAGCTGTAGACGTGACTGAGGCGATGACTATCCCCGAGGGCACTGATCAGACTGTCGACAACAAGACACTGAGCATCACAAACGCTCGCGCAGTTCAGATTCCATACACAGGTGAAGATGTACGTCACTTGAACAATGGTATCGGCTTCGAGACTGTCTATGGTGATCAGATCAAGCAAGCTATGCGAACACTCTGCAATGAGATCGAAGCAGACCTCGGTGAGGCAGCTGGTACAGCTACCCCAGCGGGAACAGTAGGCACTGGTGGAACCGTTCCATTCGCGTCTAACTTCGACCTGATCGCAGACATCCGCAAGGAGCTGGTCGACAACGGTATGCCACCAAATGACGGTCAGGTGTCTCTGATCATCAATACAGCGGCAGGTGCAAACCTTCGCAACCTGGCAAACCTGCAATCAGCAAACACTGCTGGCGGCACCGACCTGCTTCGCCAGGGCGTATTGCTCGACCTGCAAGGTATGGCTTTGCGTGAGTCTGGCAGCGTTTACTCAGCGGCTGGTACTGCGTACAACATCGCAATGCACCGCGCTGCTATGGAGCTTGCAATGCGCGCTCCAGCAGTTCCAAACGGTGGCGATTCAGCAGATGACGCGATTGTGGTTCAAGACCCACACAGCGGCCTCGTATTTGAGGTTCGTTCATATCGCGGATACCGCAAGTCAATGATCGAAGTAGCAGCTTCATGGGGCGTAAAAGCCTGGAAGTCTGACTTCATTGGTCATGTATTGGGCTAATACCCAGGGGCCTTCGGGCCCCATTTATTTTATTGCGAGGATATTATGGCGGAAGAGGTCACATTGATAATTGAAGATGGTTCGCTCGTAGCGAATGCGAACTCGTATATCACTGTCACCGCCTGGGATACCTGGGCAACAGATCGCGGCATAGTGCACAGCCATAGCGATGCAAAGATCAGCCACGCCATACTCCGCGCAATGGACTATTTTGAGTCCCTAAACTTCTTAGGACTAAAGCACACAGAGACGCAGGCGCTGCAGTGGCCTAGAGATCGCGTATTTGTCGATCACTATGACGTCGACGCCGATGAGATCCCGAAAGAAGTAAAGAACGCCATGTATGAGCTGACAAAAATCGAGCTTGATGGCGACAGCGCACTCAATTCGCAAGAGCGCCAGACAGAATCTGAGCAGATCGGCGACATTCGAGTGACTTACAGCAGCAATTCCATGATGAGAAAGCGAACGCCTGCATTCAATCACGCAGTTCGTAAAATCATCCATGGTGTAAACAGCGTGTCACGCACATGAGCTTTAATTACGCTCCACTAGCCAAGACCGCAGAGACTCTGCTGGCTAAATTCGGACAGGAGCTGACGTTCACACGGACGTCAAAGGGAGCGTATGACCCAGGGACAGGGGCGACGAGTGATACCACGTCCACATTCACCAAGAATGGCGTTTTGTTTGACTATCGCGATGCTGACTCTGCTGATCAAACTGTACTGGCTGGAGACAGGAGGCTCGTGTCTGAGGCCCATACTTATGAGGTCGGAGATACAGTCGCGATCGGTTCAGACGTTTATCGCGTAGTCTCAATAAGCACCAACCAGCCAGCAGATACCGCCCTGGTTAGCGAGCTGCAGATACGCAAATGAAGACGCTGACGGCTGCCATTAAAGACTTTGCCGATCTGCCTGAGAAGGTAGTCAGAGGCACGTTGATCGGTATGGGCAGCAAGATCATCAAGCGCTCGCCAGTAGACACAGGTCGATTCCGCAACAATTGGCAGTTCAGCATAGACGCGCCAGCGACGGGCAAAGATCCAGGCGCAGGCAATGAGATTAACCTGGTAAATACAGCCAACAAGATGGTCGCAGGCAATACGTTCTATATGACCAACAACCTGCCGTATGCCGAGCGGCTCGAATATGGCTGGTCGCAGCAAGCGCCACAGGGCGTCGTCCGCGTTACTCTCGGCGAGTACAAGACATTCATTGAACAGGCGTCAAAATAATGACGGTATTTAATGACATACAGGCGGCTTTAGACACACAGCTCGCCACGATTACAGGGACGCCAGTGGCATTCCCTAATATCCCATATACACCGCAGGCTGGCACGACCTACCTGCGAGCAGCATTCCTACCAGCAGACACTATCCAGGCCTCCCTGGGCGTCTCTGGCAAGGATGAGACCAATGGTATTTACCAGGTCGATGTCGTCGCACCTCGGGGCTCAGGGAGACCGTCAGAGGTGGATACAGTGGCTAATACATTCAAGAGAGGTACAGTTTTGACGTATAATAGCCAGAGCTTGCGAGTTCGGTCAGTTTCGATCGGACCCGCTATTTTGGACGAGGAGTGGTACTTCGTGCCCGTCTCGATAGACTTCCAGACATATACTGAGGCCAGAACATGACATTCGCAAACGGTGCACAGCACAGCCTACACTATATCGCGGAGACCACGTATGGCACGACGCCGTCGACTCCCGCGTTTTCCCCACTTCCACACACAGGAACGACCCTCAACGTATCCAAGGATGCCGTCGAGAGCGAGAAGCTGAGAGGCGATCGCATGGTTGAAGACTTCCGTCACGGCAACAAGACCGTAGGCGGAGAAGTCACCTGTGAGCTGGAGTATGAATCATTCGACGACCTGATCGAGGCAGCCCTATGTGGCACCTGGGCTCTCGACGTACTCAAGGCAGGCACAACTCGCCGATCGTTCACGATACAGCGTAAGTTTGCTGACCTGGCTACGCCTGAGTTCCACACGTACAAGGGCTGCGAGATTAACTCGATGGCTTTGTCAGTGTCGCCCAACGCCATGGTCGGCTGCACGTTCGGCGTAGTTGGCAAGGATTTGACGCTTGGAACGGCAGCAATCACTGGCTCCACGTTCTTAGCTGATGCTGGCAAGGTTCCATTTGACTCATTTACTGGGTCAATAAGTGAAGGTGGCAGCTCAATCGCGACGGTCACGTCGGTCGAGTTCACCCTGGAGAATGGCATCGAGCCGTTGTTCTCGGTTGGCAGCCAGACTACAAACCGCCCATCGATTGGCCGATCTCGAGTCACTGGCACGCTGACCACGTACTTCCAGAGCAAGACGCTATACGAGAAGTTCTTGAACGAGACATCGTCTAGCATCACGCTGACTCTGACAGACCTGGATGGCAACAGCTACGAGTTTGACTTCTCAAACGTGAAGTACAACAGCGGACAGCCTGACGTGTCGGGTGAGGGTGCTGTGACGATAGCGATGGACTTTGTTGCGCTGTACGACAGCTTAGACGATTCGCAGATCAAAATTACTCGTACTAACGCCTAATGGACTTCGCGCAGTTAGCTACAGCCCAGGCGCACGCGCAGGGAGCTGAGTGCAATATCAAAAATCCACTCAACGGAGAGCCCACAGACGTGTTTATCACGATCATGGGGGCCGACTCCCGCGAGTGGAGAGCTGCCAAGAAATCACAGACGTCTCAGATACTGAAGGCTAAAAGCCAAAGCAAAGAGGACGACCTGGACTTTGACAAGATGGACGTTGACGCCCTGGTTTCTGTGACGCTTGATTGGCGCGGTATTGTCAAAGACGGCGAGGACTACGAGTTCAGCAAGAAGAACGCCCGAGAGCTATACCAGGACGCACCTGGCGTAGTCACTCAGCTTCTCGAGTTCCTGGGTACTGGCGAAAATTTTATAAGCGGCTGACCGATGAGTTCGTGACGTTCGGTCGGTGGTGTATGTGGATTCACTCGCACCCTGATGGCTCTGACATCAGCCGATTTGAAACGCTGAAACAGGTCGAGAAAACGACGGGTGTCACGCCGCCAGACCTCTTATCAGCGCCAAGACTGAGCACCGATCACGACGATGCCTGGAAAGCGTATACGTCGATGCCGACTCACTCGTATGTAGAATTAGCAGCATACGAGCAGCTCACGGGTGTAAAATTAGACCCCTGGGAAGTCAGCGCGATCATTGGGCTGAGTAAATATCGAGGAGCGCCACCAGTATGGCCACTGAAGTCGGATCATTAACGCTAAAAGTCAACACGAGCGACGTAAAGCGAGCAAAAACTGACGTTGAAAAGCTCAGTCAGTCTGCGGCAGCTCTCGAGGATGAGTTTGAGGACGTAACAGGCGCAGCCAAAACGGCAGGCAATGCCGTCGATGACTTCGGTAATAAAGCAAAAGGCGCCATCCCCCCAGGATTACCACCAGCAGCAAACGATGCAGGCGACCGAATCGGCGGTCTAGGCCGAAAAGCTGGCATGGCTGGCATCCAATTCGAGCAACTGGCTGGTCAGATAGCTGCTGGTCAAAACCCCATGCGAGCGGTCGGCGTCCAGGCGGCTGACTTGGGTTTCGTTTTGGGCGTGCCACTGCTCGGCGCTATCGTAGGTATTGGCGCTGCAGTCGGTAGCGTATTGATTCCCGCAATGATGGGCGCGGAAAAGTCGGCAGACGATCTCGAGGAATCCCTCGCAGATATCGGCAAGATCATGTCGGAGGATGCAGCTACTGGGGCGATGAAGCTCAGTGACTCATTCCTTAGATTAGCGAAAACAAGCCGCAACCTGGCGGAAATCGAGCTTCGCGTTAAGTACGTGGAGGCGATGCAGAACGCTACAGCCGCCCAGCAACTAATGATCGATAGCCTTGATGAGCTAGGCGTGACACAGCTCAAGTCTGGGCAAATGCAAAGAGGTAACGCTGCCCGCCTTGCAGAATATGCTGACCAGATGGGCATATCGACCGAGCAGGCGAAAAATCTACGCAACGCGATAGATTCTATGGCGGCTGGCAATGAGGGCGCTGCTGCGTCTGTCACTGCGATGGTCAATGAGCTATTGCAGGTCGACGGTGTCACTGACAAGTTCGCTCAAATGGCTCTGCCTGTATTGCAGGCGGCAATGACAATGCAGACCGCAGAGGAACAAGCGGAGTTTTTGTCGAAGGCCCTGGCGGATATACCAGGCGCGATACAGGACGCATCGGAATCAAGCTCAGAGTATGCAAACTCAGCCCAGGGCATGATTGCCGCGATGGAGGAGGAAGCGGCCACGGCAGGGCTTACAGGCCGCGCTCTGGCTATTCTGTCAGTGGTAAGACAGGCTGAGGCCCAGGGATTTGCTCCCGAAAAGATTGCCGCGCTTGCGCAACGAGCTGGCGCCCTATACGACGAGGCACAGGCTGCTGAGGCGGCTACAGCGGCCATTGAGAATAAAGCAAAAGCCGAGGCAAAGGACGAGAGCAAGAAAGCTGCAGAGGCAGCCAAAACACTCGAAATGATCATGGCGCTCAATGACACAGAGATCGAGGCGCTAGAACGAAAGGAGACAAAGCAGCTTGAAATACTTAAAGAACGCCTCGAGGCAGGCAAACTCGCACAAGAGGAATACGAGGCTGCAGTCACTGAGATCGCGGAACACGGGGCTGCACGTCGTGCTGAAATCTCAGAGAAGGAAGCGGCAGATCGAGGCCAGGGATCTCTCGAGCTGACAGACGCACTGATTAACATGGAGAACCTGTTATTTGACGCGAAGGATAAGAAGTCAAAGGCAGCTTTGCGGCTTGCCGTAAACTTGGCGAGCGCAGAGAAGCGCGAGAACGCCAAGAAGATCATGTCCGACGCATACACGGCAGCCATGTCCGCATACAAGTCGCTGGCTGGCATACCCTTTATAGGTCCAGCATTGGGCGCTGCGGCAGCTGCTGCAATCCTGGCTACTGGCGCACAATACGCGACTCAATCGCTCTCAGGACGCGCCCTAGGCGGTCAGGTGCGACCTGGCGAGTCTTATATGGTTGGTGAGCGTGGGCCCGAGATACTAACGATGGGAAATGGCGGGGGATCTATCACGCCAAACGAGGCCATTAAAAACGAGAACAGCCAGACCGTAAACAAGACGGCGAACGTATCGTTTAACATATCAGCAAATGACACCCAGGGATTTGATGAGCTACTGGTGCAACGCAGAGGCGTGATCATCAGTGTGATCAATGAGGCCCTAAATGATCAAGGGAGGCCGTCACTAGCATGAGTTATCCAACAGATCCCGAGTTCTCACGGGTTAGCATTACGTCCAGGCACGCCACAGTTCGCTCTGAGGCGCGAAACGGGCGCACCCAGGTACGATCCATAGGGTCGCAGCGATGGGCCCTTACAGGGCGTTATAACGACCTTACACGGGCACAGTTTGCGCCTATCTTTGCGTTCGTTATGTCCCAGGAGGGAGGTGTCGAGGACTTCACTGTCGTGCCACCCGTGATAAGTGACTCAAGCGGCACTAGGACGGGCGCTATGGCGGCAGTCGGAGCGCATACGGCTGGTGACACTACGGTAAGGGTTGACGGTGGCACTGGCACGATTAAGGCTGGTGATTTTGTTAAGTTCGCAAGCCATGACAAGGTATATATGGTCACTGCTGACTTTAGCTCGCTATCTGCAAATCTAAGCATACAGCCAGGACTGATCGCTGCGGTGCCTGATAATTCAGCCCTGACGTACAATAACGTGCCGTTTAAGGTTCGCCTGGAAAATGAGGTCCAGCAGTGGGCTCTCTCGGGTTATGATAGGTACAACTTTGAGATCGACTTCATTGAGGTGCTCTAATGCCGAGAGGGTTAAATTCCACACTAAAGACAGAGCTGGCTAAAGACGGCTTTAGATTATGTAATCTAATATATATTGACTTAGGTAGTGGCATACGCCTGACCGATTACGCGCACGATATCACGTACAGCTCAAGCACCTACTCGGTCAGTGATCACGTTTTGAGTGTGGGCGAGCCTAAAGAGTCCAGGGAGCTGCGAGTCAATACGATGTCACTGTCGCTCTCAGGTGTAGAGCAGACCTATATCTCGCTATTCCTCAGTAGTGACTATGTGAACCGTCAAATCCTGGTGCAAAAAGCAGCGATTGCAGCTGATGGTTCCATTGTTGGCGCGCCGTTCATTGCGTTTGACGGGCGCTTGACTCGTTTCGAGGTCACAGAGCGCAAAACATCATCGGAGGTGGTAGTCGAGGCAGCAAGTCACTGGGCCGACTTTGATAAGAAATCAGGACGCCTAACAAACAATAATTCGCAGCAGCAGTATTTCCCTGGCGATGTCGGGTTTGAGTATGCAGCGAACACAATCCGAGACTTGAAGTGGGGCCGTAAATAATGGGTATTTTTTCCAGCATCATAAAAGGCATCACGGGACTACTGGGCGACATCGTCGGCTTTTTGATTGGTGTCGACTTTGACGACTTTGACGATCAGGCCCAGGGCGCACTGGTAAACAAGCAAAGCAACATCGACCCTATACCCGTCGTTTATGGCAGCCGAAAGGTCGGCGGTGTCCGTGTGTTTGTGTCCACTGGCGGCGGAAAAAAGAACGAGTATTTGTACATGGCGATCGCTCTATGTGAGGGCGAAATACAGGCCATCGATCAGATCTATGTAAACGACAAGCTGCATACGCACTCGGACTATAGCGGCTTGATATCGGTCACTAAGAAGCTAGGAACGGACGGGCAGCAATATGCCAGCTTGTTGGCAGGGGCAGACGATAACTGGGGCGCTAATCATAGGCTGCGCGGTGTTGCGTATCTCGCAATACGAATTAAATACGACCAGGACGTTTTCGGTGGCATACCAGAGATTCAGTGCGTAATTAGGGGTCGCAAGGTTTACGACCCTCGGACATCCACAACGGCCTATAGCAACAATCCAGCGCTATGCTTGCGCGACTATCTGACTAATACGCGATACGGCAAGGGCCTACCGACTAGCGCCATCGATGATACAAAATTCATCGCGGCAGCGAACGAATACGACGGCACAGTCACGTCGTACACTGGCGGCCCATCGATCACTCGTGTCGACTGTAACGCTCGCCTGGATACTGGCAAGACTGTATTCGATAACGTCAAAGAGATGCTGCAGGGTATGCGCGGATTACTGCCATACACCGATGGCAAATATGGCCTGATAGTCGATAAAGAGGAGACGAGCACATTCGACCTCACGCCTGACAATATACTGTCCGATATCACGGTTACAGACGCAGGCAAGGGCAAGCGCTTCAATCGCGTCATAGCTAAATTCCCAAATCCTCAAGCCAACTGGCAAATGGATTCCGTCACCTATCCCGTCAAGTCGACAGACCCGAATAGCGATTTCCTGACGTTTTTGAGCGAGGACAATGACGAGGAGCTGGTACGCGAGATCAACCTCAACACGATCACCAGTCTGTACCAGGCCAGGGAGATGGCCAGGATCGTATGTGAGGCGTCAAGGCGCAATACTCGATCAGTAACGCTTACAGCCACGTCAGAGGCCATGGATATCGCTGTGGGCGATGTTGTGCGATTAGAGCAGCCAAGCCTAGGGTGGACAGGAGCGGCCCGTCAGCTCATGCGTGTGGTCTCTACGCGAATTAAGGATAGCGGCGAAGTGGATCTGCAGCTGATCGAATATAACAACGTATACACCTGGTTCGAAGGTGACGAGGAGCTGGACAACCAGGATACGACGCTGCCGAATCCGTTTGACGTTACGGCGCCTACACTGCCAATCGCCAGTGAAGACTCGGCACTCGGTCCTGACGGCAGCGTTCGGACGGCTGTAACCTTAAACTGGACAGAGGCCGCTGACGCATTCGTCAATGAGTACGAGGTGCAATGGGCTCTCACTAGCGCGTCGACATATAGCAATTTCGTGCGGACCACCGAGACATCGGTCGACCTGTTTGGTCTCAATGTGGGCTCCGAGTACACATTTAGAATTAGATCAATCAACACGCTGGGCGTTCGCAGTGACTTTGTGACGCAAACCAGGACGCTGGTCGGAGATACGACTGCACCTGGCGCCGTTATCCTGGGCGGAATTACTGGCGGCATTCGCGCCATCACAGCGACCTGGACCAACCCAGCCGATCTCGACTATGCGTTTACTGAGGTGCACGTCAAAGATACGAACACGGTGCCATCGGTCGGTGACTCGCCGACACGGAAGATCGCAGGCGAGGAATACATTCATCCAGTAGGTGCTGGCGAGATAACCAAATACTTTTTTCTGCGAGCGGTCGACTTCTCAGGCAATAAAGGGTCATTTACAGGAACCACCAATAACTCAGGCACATCGGTCACGGCAACTCAGTCAGATTTAGGCGACGATTCGGTTGGCAGTAATCAGATTGCCGATGGCGCAGTCACGACTGCTCAGATAGCAAGCGGCGCAGTCACTATTACAGAGATTGAAACATCTGTCGCCGATCTGATTAACGGTGCGGCTCAAGCTGTTGATGTTCTAAATGTGCAAATAGAGTCGGGCGATGTCTTAGACCTTGAGACAGGTCAAGACGTACTGATTCAGAATCTTGGCGATGTTGCTATTTTTGTCAATGAAAGCAACCAGACAATTAACAACAGCATTAACACAACTAACACGACGCTGGCAAATCTCGAAGCAACCGTAGTTGATCTAACCAGTGGATCAAGCGATATATTTGTACAGCCTTCAGCGCCAGTTGCAGGCGTTGGCGGTGTGCCTGATCCGATACCGACTTTCTCTCGATGGTATGACTCAGATGATAGCAATGAGCCTTATTACTGGGATGGCTCTGCATGGCAGTCACTGGCTGACCCGCGTATTGCGAGCAACGCGTCGGCGATCACGACGCTACAGTCAGGGCTAAACACAGCAAACTCGAACATATCCGCGAACTCAAGCGCCATCAGCGTACTCGATACAACCACAGTCAGTCAGGGCAACTCGATCACCACGCTATCGAGCGACGTTACGACGTTACAGTCATCTTTGACGACCACACAGTCAGGTCTATCGACGGCACAGACAGATATCACGACGAACGCAACGGCTATATCAGGACTCGATACGCGGGTCAGTTCAGCCGAGGGGTCTATCACTTCGATCACGTCGGATATTACCCAACTGCAATCGGACCTGACTTCGGCAGAGGGCGACATATCGACGAACTCAACCGCTTTGAGCGGGTTGACCACACGAGTTACGACCGCCGAAGGCACTATATCTAGCAACACAACAGACATTACCGCGCTAGAAAGCACTGTCAACAATGTATCGACGGGAGTCGTAGCTACATCCAACGCACTTGGCGCACTAACGACGCGGGTTACAACCGCAGAAAATAGCATCGTAACGAATGCAACAGATATTACGTCGCTAGAGGTGACAGTCAACGATGCAACGTCGGGAGTTTTAGCAAACGCCAGCGCGGTAAGTTCACTCGATACGCGGCTTACTTCTGCTGAAGGGTCTATTACTTCGCAGTCGTCATCTATCACGGCACTCGAATCCACTGTCAACGATGGGACGACGGGTGTTTCCGCTAACGCAAGCGCTATATCGACGCTTGATACCAGAATCACGAGCGCCGAAAACGATATCACGAGCCTAAGCGCAAGCAACATAACTGCCCTAGAGGTTGCCGTTGAGGACTTAACCAAGATTCAAGGCGAGACAGATGATGTCATTACCACAGAGGCAGGTAACGACCTTCTACTTAATTTGCCAACCGATGTGGCTAGTGCGACGAGTGCCGCAACGAACACGCTCGATTCGAGAATCACGTCCGCAGA